TGGCCTGTGCTTGTTTAGAATAACCGGCAGCAACTAAAGCACCCAAAACTAAACCTTTTGTACCACTCACCACTACAGGTGGAATCTTTGCGGCTGTTGGAGGTTTGACAGCTGGTGGTGCTTCTGGTTTTGCAGTAGGTTTAGGTTTTACTTCTTTTGGTGAAACAATTTCAGGTTTTTTTTCTTCAGCCTTCTTAATTGTTTCTTTTTTAACTTCTTGTTCTTTTTTTACTTCTTTTTCTTTTTTCTTTTCTTGACCTTCTTGTTTTTTCTCGGTCTTTTTTTGTGTCTGCTCTTGTTTCTGTTCGGTGTTTTTTTGTTCTTGTTCTTGTTTCTTTTCTTCTTTGGCACGTTTCTTTGGTTTCATTCGTGCAGTTAATGCTTTGATTAATACTTTATTTCGGTCATCTTCTTCTTTTTGCTCTGTTTTTTGTTTACGAGCATTATTTTTTTCATCTTGTTTTTTTTCTTCTTCTATTTTTACCATGAGAGCATAAATGGAACCAAGAGTTTCGGTGGCACCTTGTAAATCTTCAGAACTGATACCAGATGACATTTGTTTTTTCTTTGGATCGCCAGCAAAATATCGAATGGCTTCTGGACTTCTACCAGTTAAACGACCAAGAATGGCAGGTGCAACACGAGAACCACCTGTGAGTGCTTTGACTATGTTTAGTGGGTCAAATTTTTCTTTGATACCAGTAGCACGAGCCTTACTTCTTTCTGACATTGACTGGCGAATGGACGACATAACTCCTTCACCACCAACAATCTTATCGGTGATGAGAGAGCTAAGAGATTTGCCTCTTATTTCTTTGGCCTTTTGATAATCCATCTATCGCTTCTTTTGTCTTTCTTTTATCTTTTGATTTTCATCTTCAATATATTGTATCAAAAGAGAGATATAGATATCTCTTTCCCAAGGCATCATGTTTTCAAGTTCGGTCAAGCTATACTTATGGTGCTGCATCAACGAAAAATTCGTTTTATAATAATTACTCAGATTGTCATGACGAAATATTAACCGAAAAAATTCTCTAACCCTTCCACCTCTATCGTGTGGTGATATCCACACTTACCACAGGTGATATTAACATTTTCTTTTAGTTTTGGTAAATTCTCAAAGAATTCTTCAATTTTCTTAAACTGTTCAGCATTAAGACTTTCAACAAACTGTAACATTTCTTCTGGTGATGTTTCATGACCATAGTAGAACTGTTCGCCATCATAGATGTATTCAATACTACTTGCAATCATGTTAAAGGTCACTTGATTAATATCGTCATACTTTAATGAATCTTTGACAACACCAAACTCTGGATACTTCAGTTTGATAGTAATCTTAGGTGTTACCTTAATCTCAGGATCAATTGACTTATCTTGTAATACTTTAATATTCTGTAGATTGATATTTGTTTCCATAACATTATTACACTCAGTATCATTGACAATATTGTTGCAACGATAACGAGTTTCTACAACCTCACCAACTGATTTGGCACGAAGGTTGATAAAATAATATTCAATATCGATAATGGGTAACTTATCAATATCAACATTCTCAGTCAATGTGCAATTGTTAAGAATATCACGAATGTTTTGTTGAACGGTGCTGGTCTCATTTGATTCCAATGCCATTAACAGATTACGCTGTTCTTTTACAAGAAACGGCCGAAATTTTATTTTCTTTTTAGAAATTGGTAATTCAATTTCATAGGTTGGTATATCAAGTTTTGGTAAAGCCATAGTGTTTTCACTCCATTTTAAAAATTATCTACGGAAAGTAGAAGCTACATCATTTATAACATTATTAATTCCTGTGCCAGCAGCACCAACGGCATTGCCACCAAGTCCACCCACAATATTGTTTACTGCGTTGATACCTGCATCGACCAATTCCATACCAAGTGCTTGTAGAGAATTGTTCTGCCAGTAAGTATAGGCAAATGTTACATTGAGTTTATGATAACCATCAGATGACCAATCTAAGTCCATTTGATTCATAGAAATAGGATAGGCATCATATAGATTACACGAATATGATATTTGATTAGTCACATCATATTGGTTGACTGTAATGACTGTTGAATAATCACCTTTATAACGCATATTGTTATTGTATAAAGGATTGATAAAGTTTAACCATGCGTCAAAGAAAATCTTTTGACTCATATCATCATCAATAATAAAAGTCATATCAATATCGGTGTATGTGTTGAGATATGGATACTTTTCAATTGGTCCATATGTCTTTTGTTCAGCCGTAGCAAATGTTCTTCCTGGTAATTGTGCATTTTCACAACGATAGGTGAGAGATTTTGCAGATTTAATATAAGGTATCAATGTCAAAGGAATAGGAATATTCACATCAAATTTATGTGGGCGTGATAAATCTTTTTGAAAACTTGCCTTAAAGTCGTTAATATTACCAGGCATTTTGATTCCTTATCGTATCTGTTCTAATGATTCTTGCCACACTTTGGTGGCGCTAGCTTTCCTAAACTGTTGTATTGGCAAGAATGCCGCAATATCCCACTCATTTGGCTGCACGGCAAGTATTTTTGACTGGACATGGCTCATCAAATACTTTTTGAAGCATGGTTTAAACTCTTTAAACCGTCTGGAGGCGTTTAATATATCATAGGTGACATTCATACGCTGTATGTCTTTATTGCCGTCAACCACCGCAAAATCCATCAATTTATCCAAAAAGGCGACTCGATACTGAATTGGTAAATAATGTAGGTTCAGACCAGTGAAACCATCTGATTCAATGTTTAATACCAATACCAATGGGAATCGGTCATAATATGGTAAGTCTGCTTTTGTTTTTGGATCATAATAGAAGAAATACAGGCCACCATTATGAAAATGATTACCTCTATTTTCTTGTGCAATCGTAGAAGCAATGCCTGTAATATTACCAAGTTGACTAATCTTCTTGGTCATCCAACGATAAGCATCTCGGCCCATCGTTTGAAGTTCCGAAGCAGTCTTTTGTCTTGCGAGTTGAGTTAGTTTAGATGCCATCTACTATTTAGTTACAGTCCAAGATGGTCTTCCGTGAGAACCTGAAATTCCCAACCACGGTCTAAACAGAATTCGGTTGCGGCTTTCCATTTAGATTGATTGACACCCCATGTGGCCACCTCTTGAATATATTTCTTAGTGATTCTTTTCTGTGGTTCTGGTGGTTGTGATTGTTTCTTTGGTTTGACCTCTATCATCATTGTTTTGAGTTTACCATCTCTGGTTCTCATCTTTACAATAAAGTCTGGAAAGTAACGATGCCAACGGCCATCAACTGGTGAGAGATAAGGAACATTCAATTCTTCAGATGCCCACGAGATAATACTTGGATTCTTGTCAAGCCAGTTCATCACCTTTGCTTCCCATGATGAGCGGTAGATGATATTGTTATAATCCCCAATGTATTTTTGAGGGTTAGAGGGTGTAAATCGTCCAGAATATGCCATAAATAATATGTATATTCTTTTTTAGGACAACCTAATGGCTATCATTTCAATACCAACATCCATCGGTGGTGTATCAATTCCAGGTAATATCATTAATGGTCCTCTTGGAGCATTGTTTGGTAATAAATTTGGTCTAAACAGTTTACAGTATCCTAGAGATTTAGGTTCAGCTACAAAAGGTCATATTGTTCAGTTTTCAGTCAATGAGATTGAACCTATTACTTATGAAGAAGCCAAAAAGTTCATTGCAAAATCAAGTTCATTAGAAGGTATCAAAGAACAATTTAGTTCCGTTAAAAACTTTTTTTCTGGTGATGCACAAAAGACTTTAAATTTCAAACCAAAAAAGAAACGAAAAGTTGCAACAATATCATTATATATTCCAGATACCTTAAACTTTCAATACAATGCTGGTTATGGTAATTTATCTTTGATGGATGTGGCCAAAGAAGCCACAGGTGCTTTTACATCTGCCACTTCTGGATTAAATAAAAACGGTGAACGTAAACATCCTATTTTAAATACTTTAGGTAGAATGGGTAGTTTAGGTTTAACAGTTGCACAATCTAATGCAGCCAAGTTGGCATTATCAACACAAGGCCTTGCCATTAATCCTCAGCAACAATTATTATTTGAAGGTATTGATTTTCGTACCTATCAGATGGCATTCACTTTCACACCATATTCTCGTCAAGAGGCTGAAACTGTAAAAGAAATTATCAAACTGTTTCGTTTTCATGCCGCACCACAAATTACAACGGCTGCAGCTGGTATGTTCTTTGTACCTCCATCAACATTTGATTTAGATTTTCTTTTCAATGGCCAACGAAATGGTAATGTGACACGAGTGGCTGAAAGTGTTATTGAAAGTATTGATGTAAACTATGCACCAAATGGTTGGGCTGCATATGATAATGGCGCACCAGTTCAGACAACACTAACGATGAACTTTAAAGAAATCGAACTCATTGACAAAGATAAGATTAAGGCAGGTTATTAATGCAATACTTTGATACATTACCTAAAATAATTCAAACCGATAATGTCGGTATCTCTCGTGTATTTACTAATCTTTTAGCACGAGCCAGTATTATACCTGATGTATTAAAGAATCCTCTTGTTTATTACTCATATGATATACAAGAAGGTGACACACCAGAAACGATTGCATACAAATATTATGGTGATTCATATCGGTATTGGATTGTTTTATTTGCCAATGAACTACTAGACCCACAATGGTCATGGCCAATGGACTCTACAGTATTTGATGCTTACATGGCAGAAAAGTATCCGTCAGGTAATACAACAACCACAGTTTATAGTTACGAAAAGAAACTAACTCAAACAGATAATTCTACCAATACAATAACAATTAATACGATTGATGTAAATCAAACAGAATATAACAGCATTATTGAAAATACACAGACATATACAATTGGTAACTCTACTGTAACTGTTGCAACCACAAAAAGAATCGTTACTATCTATGATTATGAATTAGAATTAAACGAATCAAAAAGAAAAATTAACATACTCAATTCAATCTACGTTGACCAATTAGAATCACAATTTAAATCATTGATGTCACAATAATATGGAAAATAATCAACAAGTTCCAGTAGTTGAATCTCCTGGTGCATATTACCCTCAAGACTTTTCGATACAGACACTCAATCTGTTGACCGCAAGTGGCCAACGGTTTGAGTTGAAAAAGTTATTGGTTGAAATGTCTTATTATGAGGACATTTATAGCTTTGCAGCTTCGGGATATATTACACTCGTAGATGCACAAGGATTCTTGGAGTTGTTTCAATTAAGTGGTAATGAATTTATTGAGGTCAATTTTGGTAAAATACGGACTGGTTCAAACTCAACCGACCAGTTGTTTAGAGTATATAAGACAAGTGATAGAAAACCTAGTGGTAACATGAATAGTGAAGTTTTTACACTTTACTTTTGTTCTGAAGAATTATTGTTATCCGAACAAATCAAAATTAGTAAATCGTATTCTATGAAAATCTCTGAGATAGTCAAAGACATTCTTGTAGATAAATTAAAAGTTAAAGAAAAAAATACTAGAATAGAAGAAACAACAGGTATCTACAACTTTATAGTACCTCGTTTAAAACCATTTGAAGCTATCAGCTGGATATCACAGTATGCCAGACCCAAACTAACTGGTACAGTTGGTGCTGATATGTTATTTTTTGAAACTAAAGATGGTTTTAATTTTAGGTCTTTGCAATCTATGTTTAAAGACCCAATCTATGGTACATATCGTTATCAGGCCAAAAACATTGAAGATACGATTCAAGATTTTCAAGAAAAAACAGTCACCGTGTTGGATTATGAATTTGCTAAAACCTATGATGCACTTAAAGATATTAATGCTGGTACATTTGCAAACAAGTTAATTACAATTGATACATTGACACGAACATATAAAACAACTGATTTTAATTATAAAGATTACTTTGAGAAAAAGAAAACATCTTCTCTTAATAAGAATGACGTATTGGTGCCATTAAAGAATCGTGTAGGTAAAACTCAAAATGAAGCGTATGAATCTAGAATTAAGGTTATGACTTCTAATGCAACACAAAATGATTTGGCATATGTTAAAGAAAGACCTGGTTCAGTTGCAAAAGATGTAGGCGTTGAGAATTATATACCACTTCGAACTGCACAACTTGGTCTAGCAAACTACACAGTAGTAAAGATTACAATACCTGGAGATCCTGGTATCACGGCTGGTCGAACAATTGATTTTAATTTACTAACATTAAAGCCATCAACAAGTAAAAAAGAGTTGGATAGATATTATTCGGGAACATACTTGATAACAGCAGTAAGACATATTATTACATCTGGTGGTGCATATCAAACAGTTTTAGAAATTACAAAAGATAGTTCACCAACAGCATACTCACAAATTGACAATAATAGTCCTGAGTTTAGAGAAGCAATCAATGGATAATTTTTTAGGTAAAGACGGATTCACATGGTGGTATGGTGTCGTTGAAGATACAAACGACCCATTAAAAGCTGGTCGTGTTCGTGTGCGTGTATTTGGTTGGCATACTGATAATCTACAAGAGTTACCAACTAAAGATTTACCATGGGCTCAACCAGGTTTATCACCAAGTAATTCTAAATCATTTAGTCCACCAAGACTAGGTGATTATGTAATGGGTTTCTTCTCTGATGGTGAATCAGCACAGGCGCCAGTATTACTATCAGTATTTCCTGGTTTTGAAGCATCATACGATAAATCAAAAGGTTTCTCACCACAGAGTTCATTAAAACCTGCCACACCACCGTCAGGTCAAATACAGTATCAAGTTGGTCAACCAACATTGGCACCATTGGCACGAGGTGTGGTTGCAAATACAGCCATCTCACAAGCAAACTCTAATCTGGCTCATGTGTGTGATATACCTGCCGGCATTAAGTTTGAGATTGCAAAACTAACAATATCAGTAAGTGGATTGATTAATACATTACGAACAACAATTGAAGGCCTATGGGCTTCTACAGCTTCTTCACCTTTTGCAGATGAGATTCGTAATGCCATCAAAACAATCAAAGCAAAAGTAAAACAAATACAAAAGTTTATTCGTGACCAATTAGAGCCATTAAAAGATATACAGGCATTTATACAATCACTACAAGAATTAATACAGTATATTGCCACATTACCTGCTCGTATTGCAAAGTTTTTAAGTGAATGTTTAAGTGCTGCTACACAAGGTATTTCTGATGCAATTAATGTTGGTAAAGATATTGCCAAAGAAGTTGAAGGTATACGACAAGACCAATTAGCGATTGCTCAAGATGCACAGTTAGTTATTGAAAATGAAATTGTACCAGCAGTGAATACTTTTGAGAGACCTTGATGACAATATACGCATGGACTGAACCTGAATCAGCAGCTAATACCGATTATCAACCGATATATCCGTATAATACAATTCAGCAAACTGAAGGTGGTCATTCATTTGAGATGGATGATACACCAACTCGTGAACGGGTTCGACTACAACACCGTTCTGGTTCGTTTATTGAGATGCATCCAAATGGTGATGAGGTACATAAGATTATTGGTAAAGGTTATGAAATCATTGCCTCAGATAAAAATGTATTAATTAAAGGTGTCTGTAACATTACAATTGAAGGTGATTCTGTTTTGAATGTAAAAGGTGATGCCTATACACAGATTGATGGTGACGCTTACGAAAACATTAAAGGTAGTGTTAAACAGGTCGTGCAAGGCGATTCACGCCTGATTGTAAATGGTGACATTGATATCGATTCATCTGGTGACATTAATCTTGGTGCCTCAACAGTCAATATCAATGCAGACTTAATGGTTCGTGGTGATATTGGTTGTTCACAGTCAATACAGGCTGATGGTAATATTACCGCTAAGATTTCATTGTCGGCCACCAAATCAGTTGAAACGATTGGTTATATGATTGCTGGTACTACGATTAATGCAGGTGTTTCTATGTTTGCACCAATGGTATCTGATATGTTTGGTTCAGTAGAAATGTTCCGCATGAAAGTCAATACTCATGTGCATATTGGTAATAGAGGTTTCCCAACCTCACCACCAACCAAACCAATGGAAATTTAAGATGAGTATATACGCTAGATTAGGTTTTAATTTTGATACTGCCAAATTTGATGGTGCAGATACTCTTTCACCTGGAGTTTTAAATTT